ACGACAGCTTCAGGGGTTCCCTGGTCGTCTTAATCCACCGTGTTAAACTTTGAGATGCCAGGTATATGGATGGTCTTGACGCCATTGGGGCACTTTGGCCCATTGCATTAGGGTTTGTAACTCTAGTGATTGTGCTGGCTAAAATGCACGCAGATATCGAGCAGATTAAGGAAAAAGTAAAAACCTTGTTTGACCTGTGGAACAGGAAAGACAAATAAATTGAAAACTAAAGGAGACTTATAATGGCTAAAAATGAAAACAAAACCATTACTGTCAATGATGTAGAACACAACATTGAAGACTTAAATGAGCAGCAGATTGCTATGGTCAACCACATAGCAGACCTGGACAAGAAGCTGGGCAGTCTTGGCTTTAACATGGATCAGCTAAAAGTAGGCCGAGAGGCTTTTGTGACCATGTTGACCAGCTCTTTAAGTGAAGATGATGAGGCGACTGAAGCCTCTCACTAGGAGGAGAAATGTCAGAAAATATTGTGAGGGTGCCTACCTGGGCGATTCCTTTGATTGTTAGTCTTTTTATAGGCGCGGCGTCCTATGGTGCTGCCCAGGCAAATGCTGAGACAACTCAGAAAGAGCTTGATCGCGTGGAAAAGATTGTTATTGAGACAAGCAAGAAAAGCGTCGAAAATGGCACATCTACCAAGCTCAATGAGCAGGCTATTAAGAGCATAACGAAAAATTTGACAGAGATGCAGGAGACGGCAAAGTCCTCTGATGCAAAACTTCAAAAGCTGGTGGAGCTGCTTATCGCACAAAGCCAGAAGTAAAAGGTTGCGATTTAAGGACCTTTAATCTTCTTGGTGGAGTACACGATACCACCGAGCGAAAGCTCCGAGCTATACATTGGTTTAGGTATAACATTGGAAAATGCAGCCCCAGCAGGTCGGTATATATTTATAATAGGCTGGCTGTGACTCTTGGGGTCTCTTTAGATGTAGAGACTCGCGCCTGGTCAAACAGGATATGGGAATCCAAAGAGCAAGATTCCTATGTGATGGAGTTTACTGATTTCTTTTGTGTAAGCGAGCCTAAGAGGACGGTATGTTATCCCGATATGTTTGTAACTAAGGGAATAGATCTTTCGACAATAAAGGCAGGTGACGGAGAGGAGGAGGACAGCCCTCGAATAGGATTGCCGGCACAAACACCATTAGACTAAAGTGAAATAAATTATTATGGCCACAATAAAAGAGACAATATCCCGAATCGAAAAACATGAAGCTGAATGCACGATTAGGTATGAAAATATTGAACGCAGGCTTGATGGTGGCAGTAAGCGATTTGACAAATTAGAGCGAATGCTCTGGGGGATATACCCAACAATCATAGCGGTTTTTGCCGTGTCTAAGTGGATGGGATAATGTTAGATAAACTGATTGGACCCGTAACCGGCCTCTTAGATAAATTTATTGAGGATAAAGACCAGGCTAACGCCCTAGCTCACGAGATTACAACCCTGGCGTCCAAGCAGGCATTAGAAATTAACAAGGCGCAGCTGGAAGTCAATAAGGTAGAAGCTGCCCATAAAAGCCTTTTTGTAGCTGGATGGCGCCCATTTGTTGGCTGGATTTGCGGAATTGGTCTTTTATACAATGTGATCCTGGCCCAGGTGCTTGGCATTTGGTTTGATGTGCCAGAAGTTGACCCATCTCTTCTCACCCCCGTCCTTATGGGCATGCTCGGCATGGGAGCCATGCGCTCCTACGAGAAGACAAAAAATGTAGCGCGAGAAAAATAGCTACTATCTTGGTTGCCTGATAGATGATTATATACGCCCAGCTCGTTCGGCTGTACAATGTTGTCAATAATTGCATAAAACAGCATAAGCGCCAGGAGATACCAGATATTATGAAAACAAGCGGAGAAGGTGTTGCCTTAATAAAAAAGTTTGAGGGCTGCGAGCTGGGAGCATACCAGTGCAGCGCAGACGTTTGGACTATAGGCTATGGCCATACGAGGGGAGTAAGTGAAGGCGATACTTGCACCAAGGACGATGCTGAGAAGATCCTCATAGATGACCTGGTAGAATTCGAGGGTTATGTCAACGACCTGGTAGATACTGAGCTCACGCAAAATCAATTTGACGCCCTGGTAGCCTGGACATTTAACCTGGGCCCAACTAATTTAAAATCCTCTACTCTTCTTACCAGGCTAAACTCTGGAGACCTGGATGACGTTCCTCACCAGCTAAAACGCTGGAATAAGGCCAGTGGCAAGGTCCTGGATGGCCTGGTACGGCGAAGAGAGGCTGAGGCCCTTCTTTGGCTTAATGAAGAATGGTGCCATGTCTAATATAGACTTCAAAGACTTCGACGTTCTTTCCGAAGCTGAGCAGACAGAAGCCATGGCTCTATTGAGCCGATATCAGAGACTTGAAAAGCAAGATCACTGTCAAAGCGACTTTATTAATTTTGTGAAGCATATGTGGCCTGAGTGTATCCTGGGTCGGCACCATAAGATTATCGGTGAGAAGTTTAACCGTATTGCTGATGGCAAGCTCAAGCGTTTAATTGTTTGCTTGCCCCCCAGGCATTCCAAGTCCGAGTTTGCCTCTACATTCTTCCCAGCCTGGATGATGGGCCGTAGGGGAGATCTCAAGATCATTCAGACAACCCACACCGCTGAGCTTGCGGTACGGTTTGGTCGAAAAGTCAGAAACCTTATTGATAGCGAAGACTATCAGCATGTCTTTCCTGATTTAAAATTACAATCAGACAACAAGTCTGCAGGAAGATGGACCACTAACCAGGAAGGTGAATCCTTCTATGCGGGTGTTGGTGGCGCCATTACTGGTCGTGGTGCTGACCTTCTAATTATTGATGACCCTCACTCTGAGCAGGACGCCCTCTCGCCCACATCCATGGATGCAGCCTATGAGTGGTATACGTCCGGTCCTCGGCAGCGTTTGCAGCCAGGCGGGATTATTATTATTGTTATGACCAGGTGGAGCACTAAGGACCTGGTTGGAAAGGTGCTTTCACGCCAGGGCGAAGAGCATGCCGATCAGTGGGAGGTTGTTGAATTTCCTGCGATCATGCCTGAGTCAGAAGAACCTTTATGGCCTGAGTTTTGGAAGAAAGAAGAGCTGCTTTCAGTGAAGGCTTCTCTGCCGATTAGCAAGTGGAATGCTCAGTGGATGCAGCAGCCCACTGCCCAGAGTGGTGCTATTGTAAAAAGAGAGTGGTGGAAGATGTGGGAGGAGGACCGCGTTCCTGCTTACAGTTATGTCATTCAATCTTACGATACTGCGTTCTCAGCCAAGGAAACAGCTGACTATTCAGCCATTACTACCTGGGCAGTTTTTGAGCCAGAGCCTGATGGTCCAGAGGCAATTATGCTGCTGGATGCGAAGCGTGTTCGCTTAGACTTTCCAGAATTGAAAAGATTAGCGTATGATGAGTATAAATATTGGGAACCGGACTGTGTTTTGATTGAGGCAAAGGCTAGTGGTACACCCTTAACGCAAGAGTTGCGTCGAATGGGAATACCTGTTATGGCATATACACCGAGCCGTGGTCAAGATAAAATAGCAAGAATGAATTCAGTGGCGCCTATTTTTGAATCAGGAATGGTGTGGGCACCCGAAGAAGGCTTTGCAGAAGAAGTGATAGAAGAAATGGCAGCCTTTCCGTTTGGTGAGCACGATGACTTTTGTGACAGTGCTACAATGGCATTGATGCGGTTTAGGCAGGGCGGATTCCTAAACCTGGAGACTGATTATAAAGACGAGGCCCAATTCTTAAAAAGAGATAGGGTGGTATATTACTAATGGCGATTGAAAAAAGAAATTTAGGCACCGAAGATGATGGCGACATTATCCAGCTAGGTTCTGGTATGGAAGTTATGCAGGAGCCTTCTCGCCAGGATCTAATAGAAAATGCAGCCCAGGTATTGGTCACAGAAAAAGATATCCTGATTGATGATGAGATTGATGCGGTAGATGAAGCACCGCAGGTAGATTTCAACGTCAACCTGGTTGATTACTTAGATTCTGGAGAGCTAAGCTCCCTGGCTGGAGACGTTCTCGAATCTATCAAGGCTGATAAAGAGTCCAGGTCAGACTGGGAGAAGACTTATACTGACGGGTTAAAGTACCTGGGTATGAAGTTTGATGATGCTAGATCCACGCCTTTCCAGGGCAGCTCTGGTGTTATTCACCCAATCCTTGCCGAGGCCGTAACTCAATTCCAGGCCCAGGCTTATAAAGAGTTACTTCCAGCAAAAGGTCCGGTTAAGACCGAGATCATGGGCGCCAGGACTGCTGAGGTTGAATCTCAGGCTGAGCGCGTTCAGGAGTTTATGAATTTCTACATCATGAACGTGATGAAGGAATATGACCCTGAGCTAGATATGCTGTTGTTCTATTTGCCCCTGGCAGGTAGCGCATTTAAGAAAGTTTACTACGACACGGTTCAGAATCGTGCATTGTCAAAATTCATTATGCCCCAGGACTTAATTGTCCCTTATGAAGCCACAGATTTAAGCTCAGCTGAGCGCGTCACGCATGTAATCAACATGTCCAGGAATGAGATTAAGAAGCAGCAGCTCTCTGGATTCTATGCGGATGTAGAGCTCAAGGGCGGCGGGCAGCACTTCAGTCGCAGTGAGATTGAGGAGCAGATTGACGAAATTGAGGGCATGGCTCCAAGTTACCAGGAAGATCGAGATCATGTTGTCTATGAGACTCATTGCGTCCTGGATATACCAGGCTTTGAAGACATTGGAGAAGATGGCGAAGAGACTGGTTTAAAACTACCCTATATCGTTACGATTGATGAGGGAAGTCAGCAGGTTCTGTCTATCAGAAGAAACTACCTGGAAGACGACCCGTCTAAAGATAAGATTAATTTCTTTGTTCAGTACAAGTTTTTACCTGGCTTAGGCTTTTATGGCTTAGGTCTCAGCCATATGATTGGTGGCATATCTAAAGCCTCCACATCTATTCTCCGCCAGCTTATTGATGCCGGCACCCTGGCTAACTTACCTGCAGGCTTTAAGGCTCGCGGGATGAGAATCAGGGATGAGGACAATCCGCTGCAGCCTGGTGAGTTTAGAGATATTGACACTACCGGCGCGTCCTTGAAAGACAACCTGATACCATTGCCAATTAAAGAACCCAGCAGCGTACTGCAGGGAATGTTGGCCATGTTGGTTGATTCAGGTAAGCGATTTGCCAGCATTGGAGATATGAACATTGGTGATGCTAACCAGGCTATGCCGGTTGGCACTACAGTAGCTCTTCTGGAGCGCGGCACTAAGGTTATGTCTGCGATCCACAAGCGGCTGCATTACTCGCAGCGCTTAGAGTTTAATTTACTTGCAAAAGTTTTTGGGGAGTATCTGCCTCCTAGCTATCCTTATGATAATGGTAGCGGGCCCCAGGAGATAAAAGGACAAGACTTTGATGGACGGATAGATATTATCCCTGTCAGTGATCCCAATATCTTCAGTCAGAGCCAGAGAATAACCTTGGCTCAAGAGCTCTTAACTATGGTTCAGAGCAATCCGCAGATACATGGTCCCAATGGTATCTATGAGGCTTATCGCCGAATGTATGCCGCCCTGGGTGTTGATAACATAGACTCACTGCTTACTCCTCCCCCTGTGCCACAGCCGCCTCAACCGGTGGATGCTGGCATGGAGAACAGTGGCTTTATGATGGGGCAACCTGCTAACGCATTTCCGCCCCAGAATCACCAGGCGCATATTGAGGCGCATAAGTCTCTCTTTATGACTGAGATTGTGAAAACAACTCCGCAGCTCCAGGGCGGGATTATTTCTCACATGATGCAGCACCTGCAGTTTATGGCAAATGATGCGGCTCAGGAGCAAATGCCTCCAGAAGTGCAGCAGCAGGTTCAAGAGATGCAGCAGCAAGCTCAATCTGGCCAGGTTCCGCCTGACCAGGTAGCAGCTATGCAGGCAGATATTCAAATGATGCAAGAGGGTTACAGTGCCCCGATCATGGCGCAGCTTACCCAAGATCTTCTTGCTTCAATGGATACGGGGTCTGAGACAGATCCTTTGGTTGCCATTAGGCAGCAAGAGTTGCAGTTAAGAGATAAAGAGATAGACCAAGATGCTGAGCAGTTTGACATGAAGCAACAGGCTAAGCAGGACGAAAACCTGCAAGATGTTGCGATAGCTCAGCAACGTATAGACACTACTAAACAGGTCGCTGATGATAAGTTGGGAATCGCTGATCGCCGTCTGGATCAACAAGCCAATCTAAAGCTGGCCGAAATGAGAGCCAAATTTGGAGGCATGAGATGACAACAAGTTATGTTTTAGAAAAACAAGAAGAGCTTCGGGCTATCAAGAAGCTAGAGCGCCAGGCTGAAAAGCTAATTAGAGAGAAGGCTGAGCAGGCAAGAAAAGACCTGGAGCATTCAGATGCTTTGCGGTTAGCTGCTAAGATGGCAAGGATTAACGGTGATGAAGTAGCTCTGGCTGCAGCAAAGAAAGCTATTGCAGCAAATGCCAGGGTTGAGATGGTTGCCCCAGCTCCGGTAGAGATGGAGAGAGCTAGAGACGACAAGGGACATTATGTCGCTGACGACCTATCAACACCAGACGTAAATGAGGCGTATGTTCCTAAAGTTAAGAAAGCGCCCAAAAAGAAGGCTGCCCCTAAGAAGAAGGCTGCAGCAAAACCTAAAGCAAATGCTGGGAGTAAAAAATAATGCCATTAGATAAAGGTAAAAAATCAGTTGGAAAGAATATTAAAAAACTTCGATCCGAAGGTAAACCACAAGCCCAGGCGGTTGCTATTGCAATGAAGACCGCCAAAGGCATGAAGATGGGCGGTGAAGTAAAGCGCATGAAGACCAGAGGTACTGGCGCAGCAACTAAAGGCTTGTACTATTACGAGAAAGTCTGATGGATGAGCTTACCCTGGCGAGCACCCTTAAAAGGGCTATGGCCGAGCGCAGGAGTCAGATTCAAGAAGTGATGATGGAAGGTATGCTAAAAGATATCGAACATTATAAAAGTTTGCAAGGTCAACTAGAAGTGTTAAACTTAGTAGAAATGACCATAAAAGACTTTTATAAGGAGAACAAGTTTGAGTAAAACATCATCCAGTATAGATAGCGCCTACTTAGAAGGAGATAACCGCGTGTTAGATCCTTCATTGTTGGACCTTAGTTTGATTGATCGTATGCCTACTCCAACAGGCTGGAGAATGCTTGTGCTGCCTTATGCAGGACAAGGGCAGACAAAAGGTGGTATTGCTTTAACCAAAGAAACTTTGGATAGAGAGGCTTTGGCCACTGTAGTCGCATATGTAGTTAAAATGGGTCCCCTTTGCTATAACGATAAAGCAAAGTATGGCGACAAGCCTTGGTGTGTTGAGAAAGAATGGGTTCTTATTGGTCGATATTCTGGCGCCAGGTTCAAATTGGAAGATGGTGCTGAAGTCCGCATTATCAATGACGATGAAGTCATTGGTACTATCCTTGACCCTGACGACATAGTGAGCTTCCGATGATTGAGAACAACCAGGCAGAAGAACTGCCAGAAAACGAAGAAATTGAAATTGAAATTGTTGACGATCCACTGGAGGGCGAGGAGTTAAAGTCCAGCGGCGAAGATGAGCTGGAAAATTACACCAAGTCTGTCAGCAAAAGAATCAACAAGCTCAACGCCAAGAACAAGCAGGCGGAAGAGAGAGCCGCGCAGCTAGAGCAAATTGCCCTGGCTAAAGAGCGTGAGCTGCAGCAATATCGAGCCTACACCGCTCAGCAGGATCAGACGGTTCTATCGAAGGAAGCCGAGGCTATTGAGGCAAAAGAGTCTCAGGTCGATGATCTTTATAAGAAGGCTGTTGCCAGTGGTGACCCTGAGTTAATGTCTAAAGCAACTACTCTGAAGAATGACATGAGCATTCAGAAAGAGAGATTGCGCGTTCAGACTTCTCGCCAGCAGGCTGCAGTTGCAGAATCTCAAGCCCAGGAACAAGCCCAGTACCAAGCGTACAACGATCAACAGTCTCAGCCTCAGCAACAAGTAGTGGCAGAGCCTACCGATCAAGCCCTAACCTGGCACGAAAGAAATAAGTGGTATGGCAATGGTGAAGACCAGGAGCATTTGCAGGCGACTCAGTTTGCTTACTTCACTCACTTTAATTTAATCAATGAAGGTTTCGAGCCTGACAGTGACGATTATTACGGTGAATTGGACACCCGCGTTGGAAAGGTATATCCTAAACTGGTTAATGCTACAAATGGCACTAACAAAGCTGTATCAAATGGAAGCAGGCCCGCCGTGCAAAGAGTCTCTTCCTCCGCCTCCCCAGGCGGACGGCAACAAACACGAGGCAACAGGAGCGGTGTTACTTTTAGTAACTCTGAAGTGGAGCGCCTCCGTGGCTTAAAACCGCACAACATGACCATGGAAACGTGGTTGCGGCATGTAGCTAAAGAGAAACAAAAAATCTCAGCAAAGGAGGAGATGTAACATGACAGAATCAAAAAGTAATCGCACCTCGCGTGAAAGTGGAGCGCACGATAATCAGACTCGACGTAAACCGTGGCGTCCAGTACGAAAGCTGGAAACGCCTGAACCACCCGCAGGTTATACCTATCGGTGGATTCGGGAGTCCATGTTGGGAGCGGAAGACAGAAGTAATGTCTCTCGCCGCATTAGAGAAGGATGGGAGCTGGTTAAAGGCTCAGATCTTCCTCCAGAGTGGTCCGAAAGTCTACCGACTATGGACAATGGCCGACATATGGGCGTCATATATAACGAGGGCCTTCTTCTTGCGAAGATGCCTGATGAAACGATTGCTGAGAGGCGAGATTATTACGAAGGTAAGAATCAAGCTGCAAAAGATGCTCTGGACAATAACATGTTCGGGGATGCTCAGAGAGATGGTCGTTATGTCAAGTATGATCCAAAGAGGGATTCCCAAGTAACCTTTGGCAGAAAATAAACGAGGAAATGACCTATGAGCAATAAAGATGCCGCATTTGGTTTAAAGCCGTCCCGCATGATGGGCGGAGCTCCTTACTCAGGTGGCCAGAGCCGTTATAGAATTGCGTCTAATGAAACGAACGCAATCTTCCAAGGTGATCTGGTAAAACAGCTTACCGGTGGTACGGTTCAGCGTGCAGCTGCTTCAAGCACTGTTCCTGTTGTAGGAGTATTCAACGGTTGTCAATACACGGACCCCACCTCTGGTGAGCAAGTGTTTAGCAACTATTACCCTGGCGCTATAGTACAGAGTGACATCATCGCATTTGTGATTGACGATCCCGATACCGTATTTGAAGTGCAGGCTGACGCAACTTTCCCAGTTGCCGACCTGTTCGGAAATTTCGATATTGTCGATCAATCAAGTGTTGGTGACACCGCTTCTGGACGCAGCAATGTTGAACTTGACGTAACTACGGGAGCAACTGCTACCACGTTACCACTCAAGGCTATCGACATATCCCAGGATCCCGATAACGATGACGTAGCAAGTGCTAACACAAACGTAATGGTGGTTATTCAGAACCACATTATGGGTGTGAAAGGCGCTGGCTTAGCTTAATAAGGAGAATAGATAATGGCTATTTCAAGAGCACAACTAGCTAAAGAGCTAGAGCCTGGGCTAAACTCTTTGTTCGGTATGAGCTATGACAGCTACGAGAAAGAGTACGAAGAGATCTTCGCTATTGAAGACTCTCAACGTGCCTACGAAGAAGAAGTGTTGATTACCGGTTTCGGTTCAGCACCTACTAAGACGGAAGGCCAGAGTGTTGTTTTTGACAACGCATCTGAGTCTTACTCAGCACGATACACCATGGAGACGATTGCACTAGCCTTTGCCCTTACGGACGAAGCCGTGGAAGACAATCTCTATGACTCACTTGGTAAGCGATATGTGAAGGCTTTGGCTCGATCTATGGCTAACACCAAGGAAGTTAAAGGTGCTGACGTACTGAACAACGCATTCAATGCGGGCTTTACTGGAGGAGACGGCGTATCTATGATTAACACCGCTCACCCATTAGCCGGCGGCGGAACTGCGGCTAACCGTGCAACTACCATGGCAGACTTGAATGAAACTTCCCTGGAAGATGCGTTGATTGATATCAGCACATTTACCGATGATAAGGGTCTTACTGTTTCAGTCCAGGCTACTAAGTTGGTTGTACCTCCACAGCTAGTGTTTGTTGCTGACCGTATTCTGAACTCGCAACTGCGTTCAGGTACTGCTGACAACGACATTAACGCTATCAAGAACACAGGCGTATTGCCTGGTGGCTACACGGTCAATCATTACCTGACTGACCCAGACGCCTTCTTCTTGTTGACTTCCGTTACTGAAAGTGGCGAAGGTCTGAAGATGTTCCAGCGTACTGCGATGGAGACTAACATGGAGCCTGACTTCAGCACAGGAAACATTCGAT